GCTTCAGGACTTAAACGTTCTGAAGTGCCATAGATATATTTGTCAATTATTACATCGCCGAGAACTAATACTTTCATACTATTATTATACTACCTTTTAGGCTATTTGTCAAGTAGATTTATTGTTTGAAAGACTGTTTCTAACTTATTAAGATTAACTCTACTTTGGAGGGTATTACGAAGTCCGTGATGCAAAGGCTTGGGCCATTTAGTAAAACTGCACCAAGCATAACCGTCGTGTTCTCTATTTAGATTAGGGATAAATTCGTCTTCAACAACACAAAGGTATGTGTGAAAAGTAAACTTCTTATCGTTACTGAGGAAACTTTCTAAAGGAAGTGTCTTTTTTATATCTGGAAGTTGTCCAATTTCTTCTTCTATTTCTCGTTTAAGACCTTCCCATGGAGTTTCGGCACCTTCGTTTGTTCCGCCAACTAGGCCCCAAACATCAGACTTTTTGCCACTTGCTCGATGTAAAAATAAAAATCTATTTGTTTTTAGGGTGTAAAATAATGCACCACTACATACTATATTTGAACTCATACATATACTTACCCTGCGAGTTCAATCCTCCATGTCCCAACTGGATAGTCTCCATCAATACTCAATAGCCATTCATTGTCTTTAAACCGGTATTGTGTTTGTGTGTGAAGATTAGTTATGTATGTAACTGTAGTAATTGTATCTGCATCAAATATAATGTTCCATTTTGAGCCGTCCCATTCAACAATATCGTTTACATTAGCTACAAGTCCTGTGCCATCTGTATTAGCCCATGCACTAGCAACTACAGTTTGTCCAGCTAATCCAACATCGTCTAATAATAGCAACCTAACACCAGATACTTTAATTGATGATGGATTATAATTAGTAGGATCAATTATATAATCAACTGATGTACGCGATCCATTTGGACTAGTAATAATAGTGTCTGAAGGGAAACTATCAGTATCAAAGTCAATTAAAATCTTTCCTTCGTCTAACGGATTAATTGCAAACGTACCAGTAGCAGTTGATGCATTATCGGTGCTAGTAAGATGTATTCTACTAACTCCTGCAGCATATATTCCAGGCAATGATGTGAATATACTTCTCCAATTCTTATTGCCTACTATACCGTTAGCAACAATTTGTGCCTCTCCTTGGTTTACATATACTTGCCATAGTGCAAAGTTAACGTTAGCTGAATGTCCACCAGCAGTTGATCCTGATCTTGTTCCTCTTTCATCAGTTGTTGTTCCTGTACGAGCAGTATCGTCATATGCATTTAATTCAGGCTTACTTACGCCATCTTCGATAGTGCCTAATTGTTCGTCAAACATACTTGTAATAATATTTGTAATAACGCCCATCTTGCGTACTTTAGTCGGAGGACTAATATAAATTGGTACACTAAAAGTTAGTGAAGCAATATCAATTTCGCTGTCAATGCCCACTGGTGTACTTCTGCTACTCCATTGTACACTTTCAAGATGTATAGCAGTTATGCTAGTCCAGTCAACAAAGTTATCTGTAGTTTGCATTTCTAAACTTGGATTAAACAGCACTAGTATTTGTTCTAATAACTGTAACTTTTGATCAGTGTTACTTGCCCATATATCCGCATTTATCCTTAATATATACGGCGTAGGAATTAAGCGTTCTACAGTATAATTTTTACCTTCTTGATTAAGGTATTCTTTAGTATCTTCATCATATGCTCTTTCACGTATATTAACTTTTCTAGTATACGTAGCATCAGTTAGTCTATCTTTGTCTAACTCTAGCCCAGTAATATATACAGCAATCCTAGGAGCACTTGGCAACTTGTTTTCGGAGTTCTCTCTAATAATGTTAGCTACTTGCCTAGTTAAGTCACCGTACATAACCGGAACTTCTTTAGTTTGGCCGTCACCATCAATAACTGGAAAGTTACTAAGCACACGCATCATTTGTGTAGCATAGCGTCTAATCTGTCCATCATAAAAGTGTTGCATTAGTTATCCTTCTTTGGTCTAAGTGCTTTCGATAGGCTTTGACGTTCTTCGACTACTGCACCGCCGATTGTGCTAGTTTTAGTGTTATTAATAAAGCTAGTTTTAGAAGTCTGTCTTTCTAATGTATTGCTTAGTGTCATTCTAACATCATCATTCTGTTTAACCCAACGTGTTCCGTCATATTTAAACATTCTATTTGGTAAAAAGTCTGTACGTAAAAAGAAGTCGCCTTCTCGATTACTAAGTGGAAATGCTATTCCAAATCCAAATGGAGCACCGTTAGGAGCAGCATCACCAGTACCAACTAGGTACCCTGTATAACCTTCTCTATCAGGCCTGTCAGTTATTTCATCGGCAGTTGTGTTAATCATAGAAGCGTCTAGATCTGTTTCATCAGCTGTACGTAGTGCAACGCTACCATCTTCGTTTGTTGCTACTGTATAGTAGTGACTAATATCATATCCGCTTTTAGGTGCATCAGCTTCTGCTTGTGCAACTACTGCTCTGTTTATCTGCATTTCTTTTTCATATGTAGACAACACATCTCTTAGAGTATTGCTTGAATTTTCACTTGCAGGTAAATCCAATATTTCTTTGTATTCTTGTCCATCGTATATTTGCTTCAATTTTAAGCGATATAAGTGCGGATACCAAGTTTGACTAAATCCTTCTGCTGCACGATTGACATCTTCTACAACGTAAAATCGTTTAAGTGCAGTATCATAATCATTTAACGCATATTCGTCTGTAAGATGCGGCAGTTCGATAACATCACCAGCTATAACTTTTCGTCCTAATGTTTTCACAGAGCTGTTTATATGAATAGTCATAAACAATGTATCGTTACTTAAAAACAATCCAAATTGTGATAAGTCAAAATCAATATCTTGAACATTATATACTGCTCGCATGCTGTATACATCTGGATCATACTTTCTATCTCTATTCTCAAGGAATAGTAAGTCCTGTATGTTAGTTTCTTTTACTGCATCATATTGAGGTTGATCAGCGGTGGATTCACTGGTAGAAGGGTTTCGAGCACCTAGGTACTTGTGAATGTTAATATCAGTTCCGCCAACAGTAAACATCTCCTGGATTTGTCTATCTAGGAAATGATAATCGTTACCGCGTTCTGGTTTGTATAAACTTATTCTTGGCATATACATATTTATCGTTAAGATAAATACTATGTGGAGAGTAAAGAATGACAGAACTAGCAACAGTGAAACAAAACGTATACGACTATGTAAATGTATCTCTCGGCGGAGGAATGATTGACGTTGAACTTGATCCTATACACTACGAAACAGCTTTAAATAAAGCGTTAAGTAGATTTAGGCAGAGAAGTGATAATTCAGTTGAAGAATCGTATTTGTTTCTAACAACAGTAACTGATCAAAACGAATATGTATTGCCTAGCAATGTTATTGAAGTTAGAAAGATATATAGACGTTCAATTGGTTCGCGTACAGGCGGCGGCGATGGCGGCTCATTGTTTGAACCATTTAACATGGCTTATACTAACACTTACTTACTATCAGGTTCTAAAATGGGCGGCTTGGCAACATACGATATGTTTGCACAACACCAAGAACTTGTAGGTAGAATGTTTGGTAGCTTTATTGAATTTAAATGGAATACTACTAGTAAAAAACTTACACTTCTACAGCGTCCAGGCGCAGAAGAAAATTTACTGCTATATGCATACAACTATCGTCCAGATAGTGAGCTACTAGCAGATTACCTTGCCCAACAGTGGATCAAAGATTATACATTAGCAGTGTGTAAAACAATGTTAGGCGAAGCACGTTCAAAGTTTGCTACTATTGCAGGACCCGGCGGAGGAAGCACTCTTAATGGCGATGCATTGAAGCAAGAAGGACAAGCAGAGATTGAAAAGTTGGACAACGAAATCCAAATGAGTATTAGTGGCGGCGTAGGCTACGGCTTTACAATCGGCTAAAAAAACACTTGACAATTTACTAAAAACCCTGTATACTATATAGATACTACACACTTAGGAGACTTAGTATGATTATTGGTATCTGCGGATTAATCGGTTCAGGTAAAGGAACAGTAAGCGACCACCTTGTAAACGAGTTTGGATTCAAAAAAATATCTTTTGCTGACAAACTTAAAGATGCAGTGTCTGAGCTGTTTGGATGGGATCGTGCGTTATTAGAAGGCGACACTACAGAGTCAAGGCATTGGCGAGAACAGCAAGATAACTTTTGGACAAATGAGACTGGCAGAGTAATTACTCCTAGGCTTGTATTACAAGAGTTTGGTACAGATTGTATGCGTAATGGATTTTACGATGGCATTTGGGTTAGTATGGTAAAACAAACTATACTAGATAATCCTAATACTGAATACGTTGTTCCTGACGTAAGATTCCGCAATGAACAAAATGTTATTAGAGAATTAGGTGGTCAAATTTGGCAAACTAAACGCGGTGATGATCCTGAGTGGTTTGGACAAGCAATACTTGACAATGAAACTGGTAGCAAGTTAATGGCATCATATGATGTACATGCTAGTGAATATAAATGGGTAGATTCTAACAATAAGTTTGATTCGATACTATACAATAATGGAACTATTGAAGGTCTTAGAAATCAGGTCGAAGATCACCTTGTTTCCAACGTACCCCTTCCTTCTGAACTATACGTTGACAGTTAGCACAAATTGTTTTTAAATTTGTAGGACGAACATTATTTAAATCACCGTCTACATGGAATACATTAAACTGTTCTAAATGTTTACTAGTGTAATTACACTTTTCGCAAACATTTCCCATTACATATCCAAACTGCTTCCATTTAGGAACTCCGTGCCCAGCACCATGCCGTAAACATTTCTCACATAACTTCCTATAGTAAGGCTTGTTGTTTTTGTAGTAATTAATGGCGGCCGGTCGTAGCCCACATTGGCATAAAGGTCTCATATTGTATTTAGCTCACCTTTTATACCCCTTTGTTTAGGTAAAATATACGGTGTTTTTAAGATGTTTATATAAATACAAGTAGAGAACAAATTTATATCCAACAGGAGAGATAACATGGCATTAAGTTCACCAGGCGTACAGGTTTCCGTAATTGACGAATCCTTTTACACCCCAGCAGCAGCTGGCACAGTACCAATGATTTTTGTTGCTACTGCTTCCAATAAAACAAGCAGTTCAGGAGTAGGTACCGGAGTAGGTACAATAGCAGCAAACGCAGGAAAACCTTATTTAATTACTAGCCAACGTGAGCTAGGTGAAACATTTGGCGACCCACTATTTTATTCCGATGCAAACGGCAATATGATACACGGCGGTGAGCTTAACGAATATGGTCTACAAACAGCTTACTCATTACTAGGCGTAACTAACAGAGCTTACGTAGTAAGAGCAGAATTAGATCTAAGCAAATTAACAGCAAGTGCAGTAGCACCAGGTGGCGAGCCTGCAGATGGAGCATATTGGTTTGATACACTTAATACTAAATTTGGTATATTAGAGTGGAATTCAGCTGCAATTTCAGTAACAGGTGGACAAAGCTTTGCTTCAAAAACGCCTATAGTAGTTACAAAAGCAACAGATATTGATGGAGGCACATCGGCTCCAAAGACTTCTATTGGTGCTATCGGCGACTATGCAGTTGCAACTACAACTACAACAAGCAGATTTTGGTTGAAGTCAAAAGGAAATACAGCAGCGGGCGTAACAGCAGGCGAATGGGTTGAAGTTGGATCAACTGATTGGAAAGCTAGCCATCCGTCAATTACAAGCACAATTGCTAATCCTACATTAAGCAACGGCGATACTATTTCAATTAACTCAAGCACAGTTACACTAGCTGGAACAACAGTTACTACTTTAGCAGCTGATATTAACACAGCGGCAATTAGTGGTATTAGTGCAGCAGCAGTAGATGGTGTTATTGAAATTTACTCAACAGGCGTAGACATTGTACTTGCTAACGGCTCAGGAACAATTCTTACAGCAGGCGGACTTACAGCGGCAACATACGAAGCTCCAAAGCTTACTATTGCACCGCATACAAGTGTACCACAGTATAAGAGCACTGATACAGAACCAGCACCAACAGGCAGTATTTGGATTAAGACAACTACTCCAAACGGTGGTGCTAACTATAAAGTTAAAAAGTATGCAACTGCTACACAGCTTTGGTCTACAATGATTTCTCCAGTTTATTCCACAGGACAAGCAGCAATATTTGCACTTGATAAAACTGGTGGCGGCAAGAACCTTTCTTTAGGTGATGTTTATGTAAACACTAACGTTGAAGAAGTTACACCAATTATTGCTAACTCTAAGCTTTATGTTAGAGCAGCAACAGCAGCAACAAAAATTGTTGGTTCAATAATTACAACTCAGTTGACAGCAGCTACTAGAACGTTTACTTTGCAAGAGTCAAAGACAGCTACACTAGCGTTAGATACTGCAAAAACTATTTCAGTAACTACAACAGGCGCTTCGAGTGATGCAGATGTAGTAGCGGCGCAGATTAATGCGGCAGGCTTTACAAACGTTACAGCAATTGTTGATGCCAGTAACAAAGTTCAAATTTCCCACAAAACAGGTGGTGAGATTCGTATTAAAGACACAGGTAGCTTGCTTGCATTAGCTGGCTTTGGTGCTTATAACTTTGCAACAGGCGCAGGAACAGCTCACTTGTACACAGCACCAACAGGTGATAGTAATAGTGATTGGGTTGCTTCAAACTGGAAAGAGCTAACTTATACAGCATCAAACACTGGACCAACTAGCTTAACTGAAAACGGTACATTATGGTACAGCTCAGTAGTAGACGAAGTGGATCTTATGATCCACAATGGTACTACTTGGGTAGGATACCACAACTACACATCAGCATATGCAAACTGCGACCCACTAGGTCCTATTGTTGCAGCCGCTGAGCCAACTGTACAGTCAGACTTAACTGCACTAGTAGATGGTGATCTTTGGATTAGCACAGCAGACGTTGAAAACTATCCAGGCATTTATAGATTTAACGGTGTAACATCTAAGTTTGTACTACTTGATAAAGCAGACCAAACTACAGAAAATGGTGTACTATTTGCAGACGCAAGACAAGGTGCAACAGGTGGTTCAACATTAGCTGCTCCGTCAAGCACAATTACTGCTTTGCTTACAAGTGACTTCTTAGACCCAGATGCTCCAGATCCAGCACTATACCCACAAGGTATGTTGCTTTGGAACTTACGCAGAAGCGGATTTAACGTTAAGAAATTTGTAAAACAGAGCGTTAATGTTAACTTGCTTAATGGCAGAATGTCAGATGCATCAATGGCAGCTTACTACCCACATCGTTGGGTTACTGATTCAGGCAATGCAGAAGACGGTTCAGGAACATTTGGACGTCATGCACAGCGTAAGTCAGTTGTACAATCATTGCAAGCACTTGTTAATAGCAACCAAGACATTCGTGACGAAGAGTCACGTCAGTTTAACTTAATGGCGTGTCCAGGTTATCCAGAACTAATTGGTGAAATGATTACACTTAACACTGACAGACGCTTAACAGCATTTGTTGTAGGTGACACACCAGCAAGACTAACACCAGATGCAACTTCACTTAATGAGTGGGCTACAAACACTAAGCTTGCACTAGAAGATAATGATAACGGTGCAGTAAGCTACGATGAGTACATGGGTATGTATTATCCATGGGGTTTCACTAGTGATAACAGTGGTAACAATATTGTTGTTCCACCAAGTCATATGGCACTACGTACAATAGT